ATATAGGTTAAAATCCGATTTAATTACGACAAATGATTTAGACAGCACAGTTAAAGATTCGCTCTTTAAATCAGTAAAATCTATTGTTGTAAGCGCGGCACAAATTCCTGTAACTGTCGCAGACCTAAAAGCAGCAGACGGAATTATAATAAATTACTACGACAACACGGCAAACACAAGCAGAGTATTAATTGAAAATACAGATTATATGCTTAACTTTAATAGCGATAAAACAGCAGATATTATATTGTCCGCGTTATTGATTTCGCAAAACGCAACGCTTATTATAAACACTATTTCGTTTGGCGTATAATTAAAAAAATAAATATAATTAAAAAAGAGAGAAACAATAAAATATGAGTGACCCGATTATAAGTTGGGAAATCAAAAAAGGTTCTGAAACCGACTATACAAATGATTCTAATTATTACGGCGGCTATATCCTAAGCGGAGAATCTTTTATTATAGATATGCGTATATGGAATAATAAATACGGTACAGAACAGGTCAATAGCTTAACGAATTTTAATATAGCCGTTTCTTTTTCATATTTAGAAGATGCCGCCATATTAGATTATTGCTCATTTTATCTAAATAGCAGCGAAAAATTAGAAACCTCTATTTTGGATAAAACAGCCGTAGTGGTAATGCCAGACGGTTACATCTTATATGGCTATGTAAATGACGGTTCAGATAACTACGAGGATAATTATTTATCTCTTAAACTTATTATTGAAATCCCAACAGAAGCGAATATAAAAATTAACGATATGAAAACTATGAATCTTAGCATAGTTAAAATATAACGAAAGAAGGTATATTATTTAATGTCTTTCGTTCTTACGAAATTAGCACAGATAAAAGACGGCAGCAGATTACAATTAGAACTGGCTGAACTAACAAAGTCGTATGATTCGCTACAAGCTAACACTTCTAATTTGAGCACAGCATTTGCCACCGAAATAGCAGCACACAATAAAGACGCCAGTGCTCACAGTATTTTAGTAGAGAATATATATAAAGCAATACATATATTAAGTAGAAATACTTCATATGATGTAGGAGATATAGCATACAGTTTAGACGCTCCGAGCTGGGTTATGCTTGAATGTGTAACAGCAGGCACTACCGACACGCAGGACATTAGTGATTACGCTAATATACAAAGTGCTAACGGATATATAGTTGACGGAACGGCGCAATTTTTAGTACACGATATTAAATATACTGGCTCAAACAACAGCAGCGGCAGTACTGGAAATACTGGCTCAACAACAGTCGTAGCAGCAGATGTATTTGAAAAAGACGATGATGGCAACTTAATGCCTGTTTTAAATCCGCAATCATCTACTGTCTGGACTTTAGACGATAATGGCGACTTAATGCCGTCAGCAAGCTAAAAAATAAAAAATAATTAAACTTAAAAATAGACGGGAGAGACTCGATAATTGAGTAATGCAATAGTTCCACGCGGAGATAAAACTCATTCATTAGGCACATCTAAAAAGAGATGGAATGAAGTACATAGTTCAGCAGTATATACAGAAAATATAGAAGCAGAAACCGTGGGCGGCAAATTAGCTGATTTAATTAACGATAAGGCATCTAATGCAGCCCTTGCCGATGTAAAAGGCTCTATGAACATGGCAGACGCTCCTTGCTTTTATTCAAGAAGCGAAAGATTTAAAGCAACTGGTCAGACAGAATTAACTACTCCTAACATCCTGTGGGTAAATATTTCCGACAGAGGTTATAAAACAAACACTCCACAAGTATTCGATATATCGCAGCCTGAATCATGGGATACTAAAGCTACGCTATATCAAACAAATACAACGTATAATATAGACGATTACGTTTATATAAATGACGCAACTGATACATATTTATATAAAGCTACAACGGAAGGTCTTACCTCAACTTTGACAAATACATTCCCAGAAAAGGTGGGCGAAACATTTACTGACAACGCCGTAATATGGGAATGTGTATTAAACTACGCTAATGGCAAAAACAGAGCAGGCAAAGACTTTTACATATATGCTTGTCAAAACGAAGATAAAACAAGCATTGAACCAGTTTATATTTTAACAGCAAACTCAACAGTGCCTCTAGGATATAATGCTGATAATTCAAGAAAAATAGGCGGCTTTCATTGTGAATGTGCCGACATAGGCAATACTGGCGATACTAACCACCCGTTGAATAATTATATGGTAGGAGATATACTTCCTAATTCAGTATGGGATTTATCTCATAGACCTATATCTGAACCAGAAGGTATGTGCTATGTAGACGGCTTAGATAAATGGTTTGATATTTATTTGGATTCATGGAATGGTTCTAAACTTGTATCTTCATACGGCGGTACAATAGCGGACGGTGATAGTTCTCCTACTTGGCATGGTGAAAAATTCATAGAACAGTTGGGCTTGCAAAAGAAAAGGCTTATGTGGCGCGATGAGTTTACGGTTCTCGCAAAAGGTTCAAATGAATTAACCGCAATTAAAGACGCGGCAGACCCAAGTACGACTGGCGGTCATGTAGATACGGCGGGACGAAGAATGGTATCGTATTACGGACATGAAGATTGTTGCGGTGTACAGTGGCAGTGGTGTCGCGATATGTTTGAATATTCGTCAAGCTATGTTTGGTCTACGACTCCCGTATATGATGCGTCAGTAGACGCAAAACAATATGGTTCTGCGGTTGGCTCTCTGCGGCGTGCGCTGGTCGGGTGTTATTGGCTCTGTTCTTCGTGTTGCGGTTCGCGTTCCTTCAATTGTAGCCGTGTGTCGGCTTTCGTCAGTTCGAATATTGCTGCGCGCGGCGCGTCCGAGCCTTTCAAATTTTCCTTCTGATTATAGAAGAAGGAAAATTTGACGCGCGGATTTTGCTCTTAACGCCATTTTGTGCGAAATACGCAATAATTAGATAGTCAAATATCGCTAAAATATTTAAAAAAGTGCTTGCAAAATTCGTTTTAGTAATATATAATAATAAACAAGCCGATAGTGTTGATGACATAATAACTTAACATAAGGCGGCAAACGGGTAATGAACATAGCCTTTCACTCTTGTGATAAATTGGTAATGCCAATATGTTCCGCTTTCTTGTAGAGCATATATAACTTCAAAAAAAAGTTAGTTTGCAAGAAGCAGTTTACGAGTTATGACGTATGCGAATGGCTCTCTACGGCGTGCGCTAGTCGGGGGTAATTGGAGCAATTCTTCGTATTGCGGTTCACGTTCCTTCAATGGTAACAATGTGTCAGCTAACGTCAATGCGAATATTGCTGCGCGCGGCACGTCCGATACTTTAGTGATAATTGGTGCGTTTGGCACTTTGATTTTACTTTTTTCTAATATTACGATAATTTTAAGGGCTTGTTTTTCCAAAAAACAAATCAAAAAGAAAACAATGAAATTAAAGACAAAAGCCTATAAACACAAAAAAGGCTGAACTCGATAGACTTTGGTTGCGTTAAACCAAAATACACAAATGTGTAGGTTATCCGTTTAGTAGGTTGTTTTTAATGCGAAAGTCAGATAACCAATTAAGGCGGTGCTATGATAAATAGCACCGCCTTAATAAATGAAGAAGTTTAATAAAGCGAGGTGTATAATGAAAAGATACGGTAATTTGTTTAGCAAAGTTGTAGCATTGGATAATATCGAAAATGCTTTTACAAAAGCTAAAAAAGGCAAAAGCTGGCAAGAGAAAGTACAAATAGTAGAAAAGAATAAGGATTATTATCTTAACAAAATAAAAAACAGCCTTATCAACAAAACCTTTCGTACATCTAAATACAATACTAAAATGATATATGAGCCTAAACAGAGATTAATCTATGTATTGCCATTTTTTCCAGACAGAATAGTTCAGCACGCTATTATGAATGTTATTTCGCCTATTTGGGAAAGTATGATGATACACGATAGTTACAGCTGCCGTAAAGGCAAAGGACAGCATTTAGGAAGCAAGCAATCCATGGAAGATGTTATGCGAAATAAATATTGCCTACAATGCGATATATCGAAATTTTACCCAAGTATTAGTCATAATATTCTGTATAATATAGTGCAAAAGAAAATCAAGGACAAAGATATGCTTTGGTTATTAAATGATATAATTTATAGCATTGACGGCGGTAAAAACGTACCTATCGGCAATTACACTTCACAGTGGTTTGGCAATCTATATTTAAATGAATTAGATATGAGAGTAAAGCATATTTATAAAATAAAAGACTATATTCGCTACTGTGATGATTTCGTTTTATTTTTCAACAACAAAAAAGAATTAAACGAAATAGCGAAAGATGTTAAAACATTCTTGCAAGAAAAATTAGACTTGACGCTAAGTAAATGCAGCTTGTTTCACACATCGCAAGGATTAGATTTTTTAGGATACAGACATTTTCCTAACGGTAAAATATTAGTACGAAAAAGAACAATAAAGCGTTTGACTAAAATGCTCAAAGGAATGAATAACTCACCACTTAATTGAGGCTTTGCCTCAATTTGAAGTGGGAGTTTCTAAAACTCAGGAATTGAGTTTAGGGGTGTCCACTCACCCACCTATTCAATGTTACTTGAATTACTTTTAATAAATGCTGATTCTTTCTATTTTTGAGTAAAGGTAACTAAAATCTCTAATATTATTAAAAGCAGTGTCTATTGCTTTTTTTATTATATTAGAAGCTCCGTTCACATCAGCATTAAGTTTGATTCCTTTTTTAGATATATACAAACCTCTACACACCCTCTTACCACTAAAAGTATAGGATTCTCTATTTCCTTTTTTATAAGTAGGAATAAAATCATTATCTAAAAAAGAAGATTTGGACGTATAAGATTCCTCATTAAGTATAAACTTAATACCATACATTTCACATTTATACTTAAGTTTAGAAATAAAAGTACTATGTGGAAGGAAACAAAAATTTTGGTTATTTACTGCACCAATAGCAGATTCTTATTTCCAAGAATCATTTTTTCCTATCACAATAGTACCTATCTTATTAGTTAAACAATAACTTATAATATAAGTAGAAATCTTGTGCATAGCGTCATTCATATAATTAGAACGATATTTATAAATATGTTCTAATCTTTTAGAAGAATAAACTCCTAAAGAGAGTTTACTTTTTAAATCGGAAGTAACTTTATTAAAAAATTGATTTTTAGATTTAAGAATTTTCCCATTAATAATAAATGGATTTAATCCACAGTTATTACTTATAGTTAGAAAATTGTCTACACCTAAATCAATTCCTATTATTTTAGATTTATCTAAATCATAATTTTTATTCATATCTGCTTCACTAACGATACATACCTTGTATGTATCGTAGTAAGGTGTTACAGTTATTTCTTTTAAGTTAGATATTTCTTTTTTACCTAAATCTAAAACTAGTTTAGTTTTAGGTAATTTAAGATAAAAAGTGTCATCATCTCTTTTATAAACAACGGCGTCTTGATTCGTTATATCAAAACTGATTTCATCAGTTTTGATATAACTAGGAAGTTTAGGTATTCCCGTAAATTTAGAAGAATTTTTAATGTATTCTTTTTTAGCATTATAATAAGATTTAAAATCCTTTAAACATTCTTTAATTATATTTTGAGTAGTTTGCATAGGATTATCATTATAGTAATCAGGATTATTGTTTACTTTAAAAACAGCGTCCATAAGATTATAAGTAGGAAATCCACTGTTTCTTAAATCCCTATAATATTTAGAATGTTTACTACTTTTAACAGCTTCAAATTCATTTAAAACTTGAATCTCGTTATCACTTAAGTCTTTATCTTCTTTATTTCTAACTGTTAAAAGTTGTCTTAATCGAAAAATGACACTATTTTTAAATAATTTAGCATTTTTACAATTTTCTTTAAAATAGTCTATTAATTCTTTATTAGTGTTATTATTCTTAACAATAATGCAATAAGTTTTATACATTAAAATATCCTCCTTTCTTTAGAATTTATAAAATTATTATACACTAAAATAAATATATTTTCAATAAAAAGGCAATTCATTCCCCACTTAAAAATCTAACGATTTTTTTTGAAGTGGGGGTACTCTTGCCTAAAATTAGATAGACAAAACTCAGGTACACAGATTTTCTGATTTTGCAGAAAATACAGATAATTTCGATGGAGATAAAATGCCATTGGAAGAAATTTTAGACAAAGAAATTATAGTACTAAAATACATGATAACTGACAGCAAATTTAGCGGATATGGTAAGACAAACGATAACGGCGGTAATAAATGTTTGAAACTACAATTTGAGTTAGACGGCGTTCATCATATAACTTTTACTGGCTCTGGCGTTCTAATGGATTTATGCGAAAAATACAAAGACCAGATGCCTTTTATATGCAGAATCGTCAAGACTAAGAACTATTATACTTTTGCAGGTTAATTTTTGTATAAATTTTAAATAAAAAGGGGATAATTTGATTTGAGAGGAATACCTAAAAATTTAAACAGTAAGTTTGACTACGAATACATAAAAGAACATTATTCTAAAAAAGACTGGCAAGACGCATGGCAATCTTTATTGGATAATCGCTATCAGTGGTTTATTACCGCTAAATTAGAGAAAAAAGAAAATGGCATCGAAGATGAAGTACACAGAGTAAAAGAAATAACCGATATGGATAATAATGTAGAGTATTATCAAGAAGAATATATGACTGACGTAAATAGTCATTTTGTTAAATTCGGTTTTACCAAAGAAGAAGTAGAAGCTGCTTTAGCAGAAAAAGAATAATTAAAAAATTTAAGTGGTGAGCAAATGGCTTCAAGCATAATGAATTTTACCGACAACAGCACCACGATGGGCAAGCAGAAGCAGAATACGGCTTCTGCTTCAAGTCTTACACAAGACTTAGAAAGTGTTGTTGTCTATACTTGTGAACGTATAGAGCTGCCTAGTTCCGCTGCAAATAACGTATTGATTTATGCCAGAGATACAGGAGAGATATTTGCAGGTCAAGGTAAGGGTATATCGCTGCGCAATATGTCAGATGTTATAGTCGTAAAAAGTTTTGATTATCTTCCTGCGGTTGGCGTAGAAAATAAGCTATACATATCAAAGCAAGATAATGCTTTTGCGTACTATGACGGTGAATTAAATGAATACGTTTATTTAATTTTAGGGCAAACATCTTCGTCCTCTATAACCAAAACTGGCATTATTGAATACGATAAAGCTAATGAATTTCCTTTAACGGGCAGCAGCGGTTCTTTGTATTTAACTAGCGATAATAAATTATATCGTTGGGATAATGCCAATAATAAATATTCTCTTGTTTCTGACCAAGGCTCGTTTGAAAGTCTGCTAAAGACAGTAAATAAATTAGGCGATTTACAGACTATATTAAATGCTATTGGCGACTTGCAAAAATTCAAAGCCGACAGAACAGAATTAGACGCTTATAGGAAAAAGGCAGACAAAATTAATCTTGTCGATTTAGACAACGATGTTATGAACGCTATAACTATGAGCGGTTCTAATAATTCTTCGTCTACAATAGATGAAGCTGCTATATTATCTCGTTTAAGCGCACTTGAAAATAGTAAGGCAGATAAATCAGATTTAGCCAATTATAGAAATTCAAGTGTGCCGATTGGCGAAAGTGATTTAAGTGCCGCCGTTGTAAGCAAATTAAATACAAAATATGATGACACTTCTATTAAAAATGATATTGCGGCACTTCAAAGTTCTAAAGTAGATATTGTAACGGCAAATAGCAGCTTTAGAAAAGTATCTGATTCGATCGGCTTAAACGATTTAAGCAAAGATGTAATAGACGAAATTAATAAAGCGGCAACTCCTTATGATGATACGGCTGTTAAACAGACAATATCACAGCTTCAAACTGATTTAGCCAATAATTATCGCAACAATGCAACAAGCATTAAAGAAAGTGATTTAGACAGCGCGCTTGCGTCTAAAATTAATAGTTTGTCGTCTGGCTCTACATCAACAACACCTGCTTATGACGACACGGCTTTAGTTAATAGAGTTACGGCACTTGAAAAAGACAAAGCCGATTTTACATATTCAGAAAATACATACGTTAAAAAAGCCGATATTAATACATACATTGATAATGCTGTAAACGGAATTAAAAGCGACATAAGCACTATAAATACAGCGATAAGCGGATTATCTAATGACGTCAGCACGATTCAGTATGACGTTTCAACTTTAAGCGGTAATGTTTCCACGCTTCAATCAGACGTTGCGCAAATTAATTCTGATATTAGCACTATCCAAACAGATTTGTCCGCCGCACAAAATAATATTGCTGACGCTAAAAAAGACATATCTGCGCTACAAACAAGTGTAAGCAATATTCAAAATGACGTAAATACAAATACGGCTGATATTGCACAAATTAAAACTGATTTAAGCAACAAAGCTGATTCTTCTGATTTAGCAGCAGCAAAGCAGGATATTTCTACTTTACAAACAGATTTAGTAGCGGCTATTAAACGTATAGAAGCTTTAGAGAACGCATCTAGCAATAGTAGCGGAGGCAACAGCAATAATACAGAGAATACGAATAATAGTGGCACATCTACAACAACTCCTACTACGCCGACAGACTCGTCTATTTTATATCAAGCAACATTCGATATGACCATGATGAATGGTACAGTAAAACTTTCTGATTTAGATGGCTATTCTGATATAACTCCATTCACATTAAATGAATTTTATGGCGTAGACGATAACGATACTTATGACGCAACACTTAAAAAAGTATACGTTAAATTCTTAGGCTATGTAAGCAACGGAGAAATTACTAATGCTAAAGACGTTATTATTCCTACTGAATTTGACGTTGAACAAGAAGGTTATACTGCATCGGCTGACTTGCCATGCTCTTATGTATCGTATGACGATTCCCTTGGAACTCTCGACTTTAACGGCTTAGGTCCGTCTACAATGAGATTTATGATTTATAAAATTGCGTAATATTCAAGCAGAAGGGTGATTGAAAAAGTATGTTTTCGACAGACCAAGAAAATATAGAGCAGCTTCAATCTGACATTCTCCTTGAATCGCTTGCCAATAATCAATATTTTAAAAAATCCTCTATAACGAGTAAGAATAAAGCCTTAAATACTACATCTAAATATATGGTTGGGGCTGTTAATGAAATACTTAAAAATTTTAACAGTCTTAATTCTTCTACATTATCTACTTTAAGCACGGCATATTCGGCTATCGGCGATATTTTATCTAATCCAGGACTTTTAGAAAAGCTGCATGAAATAGACGAAAATATTATTTTAGCTTTATATAAAGTAAATAATGACGTCATAGAAGTAAGAGAATCATTATCCTTAGATACGGCTTCTAATAAAACAATAAGAAATTACACGCAAATTATACAAGTTGGCGAAGAAACGCAAAATAATTTTGTTTTAGATTATAAGCCAGTTTCTAATATATTATTTTATGTAAATGGCGTATTTTACAATAAAGATATTGCTTATTCCTATGACGAAGAAAGCAATTCAATAACGTGGCTTTATTCTGAACAGGAGAATGAATTTCAGATTAAAAATTCTCTAGTAAGCATTGTTTACGACTACAAGACAGGTAATGTCTAATATAGAGAATTAATTAAAGCACGAAAGGATTTTGTTGTCTTTTGAGTTACAATTTATATATTAAC